GAAACCGAGGCAAGTAAGGCAAACGCTAAACGCTTTGAGTCTAGGGTTTACCCTGACATGGTAGATGGACTAGCAATGCTAAACGCAGATGTTGTTTCCATACAACATCATATGGCTAGAGGGCTGGCAGAGAACGAAGAAGCTCCGTTAATTTGGTGTAAATACGATCTAAAGGAAATGTATGAAAATGTCTAAGTCAGAAAAGAAAATTGGCAAAGTAATGGGCGAGTACAAAGCCGGAAAGCTAAAGTCTAGCTCTGGCAAAAAAGTTAGCAATCCCAAACAAGCCATTGCCATTGCAATGTCGGAGGCTGGCAAGTCAATGCGAGTCAAGAAGTGAAAGTACGAGAGGCTGCTGGCATCTTAGAACGCATGGGCGTTGCGGGATATAATCAGCCAAAGCGCACACCTAACCATCCTACTAAAAGCCATGTAGTAGTAGCTAAAGAGGGTGATAAAGTAAAAACGATTCGATTCGGTCAGCAAGGCGAAAAAGGCAGTCCAGACGGCAGCGCAAGGAATAAAGCATTTAAAGCAAGACACGCTAAGAATATTGCTAAAGGCAAGATGAGTGCAGCGTTCTGGGCAGACAAAGTTAAGTGGTAAGGAAACCTTATGGCAACAAAAATTAACCCATTATTGGACATTGTTAATTCTATAGCCAGAGGTGCGCCACAAGCCGTAACAGGTTTTGTAGATTTAGCTGGATTGCCATTTACTGCATCTGGGTTATTAGACCCTAAACAAGTTGTAGGATCTACCGCATACTTAACGCAAAGAGGCCTGCTGCCACAACCATCACAAAGTCTTTTGGGACAAACAACAGAGGCTATATCTGGCGGACTTATGCCGATAACTCCTACTGCTGTAAGGGCTGCACAAAAAGGCATAGAAAGCGTTACTCCTGCAATCAATAGACAGTATGAGCAATTGCGCAGGCCGTTAGCGCAGCCTGTATTTAATACGGAAGTTGCTGTTACTAATCCTGCTTTACTGCAAAATGTAGATTTAAATAATCCTGCTGGAATGGCCTTATCAAGAGAACGATTAGAAGCGGCCAGACAAGCAACCGGCAGTCAATATGCTGGCGCACCTATGTCTGCATCCCAAGGCGCATGGCAAGGTAGTCAAGGGTTTGAGGCAAACCCTGTCTTTATGCAAGAGCTGCCTGCTGGCGCAGGAAATGTAAAAGATCAAGACTATATGAAATATATAGCGCAAACATCAGAAAATTTGACGCAAGATGCAAACGGTGTTGCACGATTTGTACCATTTTTGTTAAACGATACAATACGGTCAAATGCAGCAATGATTAAGAATGTTACGCCTGAGCAATTGAGAAAGTTAGGCGAAGCAGGCCTTACAAATGAAATGGTAATTGCCGCAAGGCCAGGCAATAAGGCCCTTATTATGGGTTTTGGAGATGAGCCAGGACAGGTTCCGCAATTGTTGAAAAAGATTAAAGAAGTCGTGCCGGGCATTAAGTACGAAACAGGCATATCTAAACAAGATGTAGACCGCATCTACATGGTAAGAAACCCAGATGATTTTGGAACTCCTACCTATGCAGACTTTGGCGCTACACCTAAACAGCCTGGCTTACTTGATACGCTGGATGAAACTTTGCGGATGGCAGATTATTGATATTGGTTTATCCAGTACATTTTTCTGCTCATCTATAAAGCCGTTAATAATTTTTGTTTTACCCAATGTTTCAACTAAGTTTTTAGATCCAATGTTATTTAATGTAGAAGGATTACACTCTACAAACTGATCTGCTGCAATATAAGCAATCTCACAAAAAGACGCTGCTAATTTTGTAGATTTATCTATAGGATTTGCGCCAGTTTCCCAGTTTGTATAAGTAACCCTATGAACTCCAAGGAGTTCGGCTGCTTTCTCCTGGGTAATATCTAGGCGAGATCGCCATTGTTTTAGATTAAAAGTCATCCTGCTACTCCCTGGAGGAATAATCCCGAAGGATCTTGTGAGTGGTATGGCCGGAAGGTAAGTATTCTGGGGCATCCAGAGAAGGCAATTTATCAGCATAGGCAAGTAAGGGTTCAAATAACCCTAAAGCCTCACGCCATGTATCTTGCTCTGAGTAGCCCCTGCGAACACAGCTATAAACGCAGTCAGTACGATATAAAAGATGTTTCATGTAGATTCTCCTAACAGTTTTGAAATTTGTTTATCCAGCTCAATAATTCTCTTTTTAACTCTAGCAATTTGAACTGGGTCACGGCTTTGATTTAAAACAACCTGCTGCCAATACAGGCTGTTTTTTAGTAAGTTAATATTCATGCGTAAGCAGTCCAAGTAGATTGTTCAAAAATCTTTTTACCTTCAATTACAGCAACAGGCTCAATTCTCCAAGCATGGCGATGGCTGCAAACTTTGATATGTGGGCCAGATGTAGAGCTGTGATACTGAATTAGCTTTTTAAATGGCTTACCATGAAAGCTGCCTGGAGCTGGAACGCAAACGCCTTGTAAGTAGCATCCGTTACCTTCTGAAACTTGTCCAATAGGACTAAGTGTTGCAGATTTACCGGAAACAGCAATTACCTCGTAAAAATCAATGTTGGTTTGATCGTAGCCCCAAGAAGATTTAAAAATATCGCCAACTTTTACATCGTGCTTGATAGAGGCTAATTCAGCCTTTTTATCTGCTTTATGCTTTGCCCTGCGGTTTACCCATTCAAAAGTCTTGGTAACTTCTGCAAGGCGTTGTTCTGCGTTTCTAAAGCGATATTGCCAAGTAGGTTTGATTGCACGACCTACAAAGCAAAGGCCACATATTGTTGGTGATTCTTTGTAATAGATTTGGATGCCTAACTCTTGGTCATCCCAAGATAATTCGTAGCCTTCTGGGATGTAACGCTGTTCTTGAATGTTGTTCATGTTTACTACTCCTTAACTGTTTAGCCCCATTTATGAATCGCTAGGCAATTAGTAAATAAATCAGCGATGACTCCAATGTAGCATAAAACTACAACAATTGTAGAATTATCGTAAATATATTTAAACTGTTGTAGAATAGCAACATCATCAACCATCAACCCAAAGGGAATGGCATGGAAAACGCTAAAGAAAACAATATTGTAGAGGTTGCATCAACAAATAAGGGTGGTGCGCCAATAGGTAATCAGAACGGCAAGAAGGGAAAGCTGTTCTATAACCAGCTCAGAGTAGCTTTGGTTCAAGAGGATAGCCGTAAATTACGCACCATTGCACAAAAGCTAGTAGATGCTGCCGAGCAGGGTGAGCCTTGGGCGATTAAGGAAGTGATCGACAGAGTAGACGGCAAGGCCGTACAAGCTACAGAGATTAGCGGTGTAGATGGCGAGGCTATCGAACTAAAGCAGATTGAGTTTATTATCAAGCGCCCAGAGTGATCGAAGCAGAAGAAAAGCTAAGTCTTGAGATACCAGAGAAGCTAGAGTGCTTGCTGGAGGACTACCGTTTTAAAGTCGTTTACGGTGGGCGTGGCTCATCTAAGTCTTGGACAGTAGCTAGGGTTCTGTTGGCTATAGGCCGCAGAAAGAAGATTAGGGTCTTATGCGCTCGTGAGTTCCAAAACTCCATTAGTGACTCGGTACACGCTCTGCTGGCAGATCAGATCAAGTCGCTAGGCTTAGAGGACTTCTACACGGTACAGAACACTACTATTTTTGGTAGGAATGGCACAGAGTTCTTGTTTGCAGGCTTAAAGCACAACATTACCAAGATCAAGTCGTTTGAGGGTGTAGACATCTGCTGGGTAGAAGAAGCACAGACTACCAGTAAGTCGAGCTGGGATACGCTGATTCCTACGATTAGAAAAGAAAACTCAGAGATATGGATTACCTTTAATCCTGAGTTAGATACAGACGAAACCTATAAACGGTTCGTAGTCATGCCGCCTAAGTCGGCAAAAGTAGTAAAAGTAAACTGGTCGGACAATCCTTGGTTTCCTAAAGTTCTTCAAGACGAAAAAGAGGACTTGAAAGAACGAGATGTAGACGCATATCTGAATGTATGGGAAGGCAATACAAGGCAAGTCCTAGATGGCGCTGTGTACGCTAACGAGCTACGCAAGGCGCAAGAAGAAGATCGGATCAGAGATATACAAGTAGATAAGGCTATCCCTGTATCTACATTCTGGGACTTAGGCTGGGCAGACAATACAAGTATTTGGTTCGTACAGACTGTGCCTGGCGGTGAAGTACGGGTTATTGACTTCTACCAAGACAATCAGAAAACCATAGATCATTATGTAAATATCCTTCAAAACAAGGGATATACATATAGGGATCATTGGCTGCCGCATGATGCAGAACATAAGAATATGACTGGTCGCAGCACAAAAGAGATTATTGAAAACATGGGGCTGCCGGTACGGATTACCCCTAAACTGTCTATTGCAGACGGCATAAACGCAGCTAGAATGTTGATGAATCGGTGTTACTTTGATACCAACCGATGCGCTGAGGGATTGCAGGCTTTACGGCACTACAGATACGCAGTAGACCCAGATACAAAGATGTTTAGTGATAAACCCTTACATGACCAACATTCCCACGCAGCAGACGCTTGGAGATATGTTGCCGTAGGACTGGATGAGAAGCCCGATATGTGGGACAGGCCATTAAAGATTAACGCAAAGTGGATCGTATG